CACGGACGGCACGTGCGACCTGGACGAGTTCATCGAGCTGGAGTACAACCTGAAGCCGCAGTACGCTCGCAACGCGAGCTACCTCGTGCACCGGCAGACGGCGAGCAAGATGCGCCGCCTGAAGGACGCGGACAACCGCTACCTGTGGTCGCAGGGCGGCGTGTTCGGCGGCGTGATCGAGCGGCAGCCCGACACGTTCAACGGCTACCCCGTCACGCAGTCGATGGCGGTAGACCAGTTCCCGACCGCGACGGCGACGAAGTTCCCGGTCGTGTTCGGTGACTTCAAGGCGGGCTACCTGGTGCTGGACAGGCTGGGCATGACGGTGCAGCGGCTGAACGAGCTGTACGCCGAGTCGGGCCTGGTCGGCTTCAAGGTGCACCGCCGCGTCGGCGGTGGCGTGATCCGCGGCGAGGCTCTGTCCCGCCTCAAGAGCGCGCACGTCTAAGACCCTGCGAAGGGTGGAGAACCGAGGGCCGGTCGGGGACGCTCCGGCCGGCCCTCACTGGTATCTGAGGAGGCGAGAGCATGGCGAGCATCACCACCGTCGTACAGCCGAGCGTAGAGCCGGTTGACCTCGCCTCGATCAAGGCGTTCCTGCGCGTCGACTCGACGGCGGAGGACGCGGAGATCGCGAGCATGGTCACCGACGCGCGGCAGTGGGTCGAGGAGCGCACCGGCCGGCGCTTGCTGACGCAGACCGTCAAGTGGGTGCTCGACCTGCACTGGAAGAACCCGGGGATCATCACTCCCGGCGACCCCGACCTGGCGCTGCCCGAGCGGTACCAGGACAAGATGATCCGCACCGGCCTGTGGCTGCGGCACCAGCCGCACGTCCAGTTCCCCGTCGCGCCTGTCCAGTCGATCAGCGCGTTCACGTACCGCCTCGGCGGTCAGGACGTCACCTACGACACGACGAACACCCGCGTCGAGCCGGAGGGCATGATCATCTTCGACCCCTACGCCATCCCGCCGCTGTCGGATGAGCAGTTCGGCGCGTTGACGATCACCTGCGTGTGCGGGTACGGCGCGACGGCGGACACCATCCCGAGCAGTTTCACCCGCGCGGTCAAGATGCTGTGCGGCCACTGGTACGAGAACCGCGGCCTCTACTACGAGTCGGGCATGTACCAGCGCATCGTCGACGGGGAGATGGAAGCGTCGCTCACCAAGCTCCTCTCCACGAAGCGGAAGCTCGGCCTCTGATGGACGCCGCTGGTTCGCTCCGCCACCGCGTCACGATCCTGTCCAGCACAGCCGCGCCAGACGGGCTAGGAGGCGCTGTGCGTACCCCGGTGGTGGTAGGCACCGTGTGGGCCGCGGTGACGCCGCAGAAGGGCGCTGGCAACAGCGAAGTGAACACGGCGGGAGGCCTCCGCGCCCGGACGCAGATACTCGTCACGATCCGCTACCCCAGCTTCACGGTCGACCACACCATGCGAGTCCAGTGGAACGGCCAGACGTGGGTGATCCAGCGGATCATCCAGCGCGACATGGTGACTCGCTGGCTCGACCTGACCTGCTTGGAGGGCGAGTGAGCAGCGGCACCCTTAAGGTCAGCATCGAGGTGCGCGGCGTCGACGAGGCGATGCAAGCCTTCGAGCGGTACGGCGACCACGCCTACAACGAGGTGAAACGCCACGGCCTGTCCGCCGCGCTGGGCATCACCGCGAAGGCGAAGGCGCTCGCGCCGGTCGGCGTCGACGGGTTCCTGAAGGCGAACATCCACCCCGACTTCCCCGAGACGGGCCGGTTGGAGTTCGTGTCGGAGGTCAGGGCCGACGCGGGGTATGCCGCCTATGTCGAGTTCGGCACCCGGCCGCACATGCCCCCGGTCGACGCGATCACCCCGTGGGCGTTGATGCACGGCATCGACCCGTGGCGGCTGGCCTACCACATCAAGCATCACGGCACGAAGGCGCACCCGTTCATGCGGCCCGCGTTCATCAGCGAGGTGCCCGACTACCTGACCGGCCTGGCGGCTGGGCTGAACGTGGCGGCGCTGCCGTGAGCATCACCGCCGCCGCGAGCCTCGCCTGCCAACGCGCCGCCTACACCGCGCTGCACGGCTTCCTGACCGACCCGAACGGGGGAGCGGTAGTCCCCGTCTACGACGAGGTGCCCGAGGACGCCGCCTTCCCCTACGTCGCGATCGGCCCTGCCGTCTCGACGCCTCAGAACCGGTTCGGCCGGCGCGGACGCCTCGTCATCCAGCAGCTCGACGTGTGGACGCGGTCGGGGCCGGACGCGGCGCAGGACGGGTGGGCGGAGGCGAAGGGCATCGCCGCGCAGATCGAGGAGCTGCTCGACTGGACGCAGCCCGCCACGTCGGACGGGTGGGTGTTCACCGACTGTCTCATGCACCGCGAGCAGGAGAAGCGGGAGCCGGACGGCATCACCCGCTGCGTCGTCTGCGAGTACCAGTTCCGTCTCGAGGTGGCGGTCGCGCCGTGAACGAGCTCGGCCACGCCTTCCTGCACTACACCGGCAGCAACAACGTGAGCGGGCCCTGGTACGGATTCTGGTCGGGGTTCGCCGGGGCGATCCCGAGCTTCGGCATCTTCGCTCTCGTCTGGCACCGCCTCAACTGTCACCAGGCGGGGTGCTGGCGGATCGGCCGACACCCGACCAGCGACGGGCTACACGTGTGCCGTCGGTGTCTCGCGCGCCGCGTAGACCGCGAGCCGGACGAGGTTCACCGGGACGCTGATCACGAGCCAGGCGAACGCGGCGAACAGCCACAGTGCGTACACGACGATCAAGACCGGCCAGAACGGCGGGAACAGGATCGTCCAGGCGGGGAAGTGTCCGGTGTGCAGGATGCGGCGGGGATACCAGTAGGTGAATCTTTCAGTGTCCATACCAGCGAGGGTACTCCTCGCGGCGGAGGGAGCGCAAATGGATCTTCGTAGCCTGCACGCGCAGCTGCTCGCCATCCAGGCGCAGGTCGCCGCGCTCCTGGTGCAGGTCGAGAGCGCGGTGGAGAGTACACCGCCAGACGCGGGTTGTACTCACCCGGCCAACAAGCGGCAAGACTTGAGGGTGATGGGTGACCCCACCGACCGGTGGCGGTGCCAGGACTGTGGACACATAGAAGGAGGCTGAGAGATGACTGCCTTTGCAGGACACATCGCGACAGTCAGCGCCGGTACCAATGGCACCGTTTGGACGGCGGTCGGCGAGATGAACGTCGCGGAGGTCGCTATCGGCGGCACCGCGCTGGACGTGACGAAGTTCGGAGACGCGGACGTGGAGCGCATCCTCGGGCTGCGCGATACGCCGTGGACGCTCGGCGGGTTCTACGACCCGACCGACGCGGGCCAGGCGATCATCAGCAACGCGCTGCTCACCAACGGGCCGCTCTACTTCCAGGTCGAGTTCAACCCGGGCGGCACGTCGGGGCAGAAGGGCTTCTCGCAGCAGGTCGTCTGCACGAAGTTCGACGTGAAGGGCGACCCGGCCAACGCGCAGACGCTCTCGATCTCGGCCGACTCGACCGGCGCGATCACCCAGGTCTAACCGGTGCCCGCGCACTCTGGAGCACACGCCCAGGTCTACGCCAGCGGCACGCCCGTCGTTCACAACGGGCAGAACCTGGCGGACATCGACAGCGGCGCGTACCTCAAATACCAGATCACCACGGCGGCGCATCAGGTGCTCGACCCGAAGGCGGCGATCACCGTCTACAAGAACGGCGTCATACAGTCGCCAGCCCTGTACACGCTGAACCGTCTCTACGGCACCGTCACGTTCGCCTCGGCGCTGCTCAACACCGACGTCGTGTCGGCGGACATCACCTACCTGCCGATGACGGCAGTCGCCGGCGCGAACAGCGCGGAGGGCAGCTTCTCCCGCGCCGCGCTGGACATGACGACGTTCGCTTCGCAGGGCAACACGGAGCGCGTCGGCGGGCTGGGCGATGCGAGCGGGACGGTGGGCCGGTTCTACCAGGCCGACCAGTTGTTCGTGAACGCCGTCGACGCGGGCAGCGTGCTCGTCGTCGCCTACTGGAGCAACACGGCGAACGCGGCTCCTGACTGGCGGGTGTGGGCGTTGTTCAACAAGGCGGACATCAAGGCCGACCCGGCGTCGCTGATCGGTGAGACGGCGGGGTGGGTCGGCACTACCGACGCGGACGGAAGGCAGGTGAGTTTCGGAGCATGAGCCTACGAGACACGATCCTCAGCGTGCAGGACACGCAGCAGCAGACGGTGGAGGTGCCCGAGTGGGGCGTCACCGTCGAGGTTCT